AATCCAATATGATCCATCTGCCTTTGGATCTATTTCTATATAAATAGCATTAGGTTTTTTTCTATATATCATTTTGTACCTCCTATGTACTTTATAAATTTTGGATGTTTATTCTTCCCCTTTTCCTTCAACCAATCTTCAGGTATTATCCTATCATAGTATCGGAAATCTTTTTGCATACACCATTTGGCATATGTAGTTTTTGACCCCTTGTATATTTTATTTTTACTATTACCAAACACAAAACGTATATCTAAGTTTGGGTGTTGTCTTCTTATTTCAATGTGCTTTCTTCTTTCCTCTGTTTTAAATTGACCTTTTACTTCAATAATTATGCCATTATCAAGTATAAAGTCAGGAGTATATATTCTATAGCACAAATCTTGCCATTGAATTTTAATAGTTTCATATTCAAATTTAGCTTTACAAATTTCTAGTTTGTTAGCAATGCCATGCTCTAAACTACCTTTGTAACCATTTCGTTTGGCAATGCGATTTTTTGTGCTCTCATTCAACTATTTCAAACTCCATATTTGACTAGCATCTTGTTTCGCTTTGTACGACCACATCCACGAGTCAACATTTGGAAAGAATAAAGAAGCAATATAATATTTATCTTCACTCAATGATAACAATCTTTGAATACTAAATGCTACAGTTTGCAGTTGCTTTTTATACAAAGATAAATCTTTAAGTCTAAACTTTTTATGCATCTTCGGTGAGGCAAAAAACAAATCAACTTTCTTCTTTGGATATGCCATAGAATACAAAGCCATCTGTCTCATTTGTGCTTCTGTAGGCTTTGATGGCATTCTAACTGTTGTCTTCAGATCAACTATTACATCTTTAAATAAGAAATCTATATAACCAATAACAGGTATAGGTAAATCATCAAACTGAACCTCTACCTTTTGTTGATAACTTTCTAAATTTTTATATTTAAAATTTTGATCAATAACTTCACCAAAACTAGCTAAAGTGTTTCGTTCTTTCTTTACTTTATCATCATTTAAATCAATACCAGCTTCACCACAAAGACCGACAAACTTAGTATCAAGCTCTAAAAAATCAAAAGAACCTTTTTCATATTTTTGTACTAACACATGCTCTTCAGCAATACCTCGAATAGCACCAGCACCACTATCTGATCTAATACCAAATAGATATCTCATAATCCACTGTGGTGGATCTGTGATGTAAGTGTTGATGCTACTCGGAGATAAGTAGTTTATATTGTGTACCCTAAATGGGTTGTTGGAAATCACTGAACTTCTTCTGTATCAATGTCAATAAAATCCTCGATCACTTCTTGATCAGCTTCGCTAACGTCACCTTGTCTCTTCTGTACGTTATTATCCCACTCTTTGCACACCCAATCATTAAAACCTTTTATGAACATGCTAAACTCACCAAATAGTTTTTTATCTTCTTCATTAATTTCAAATGATTCAGTGTAATCAACTTCAGCTATTGGTGTGTAAAATGAACTACCGTTTGGTAATTGATTTGCATGTGTACCATTTAAATGCATTGCATGTTGAATTGGTAATCTAGACTTCTCTGATAACTCTGAGAATAAATCACCAAAAGTTTTAAAAGCATCCTTGTTGTCAACTTCCCAAATGAAAGGAGAATCTGAAAAGTTTTCAACAGGGACACCTTTTTCATCTACGGGATCTTCCATAGATACTGTTCCAAATAACACCCTTACTCTTTTGATTTGCCTTATTAAATCTTGAGTGTCCTTTGGTAATGCTTGAAAGTCTTGTACGTAACCTGATGGCTTACCACAGTTAAAACGACCTGTGTTATCTTTTAAATCAATGTTTAGGCTATCAGCCATAATAGTTCTATGAAAAGAACCTTTCTTCTCACCACCTTTAGCACCTGCATTTGCAACATACCTTTTTAACATGAAACGCTGCATGAAAGGTCTAATTGTTATGTTCTTTGCAAATATGTAATGAGAAGAGTCTTCACTAACTACTTCTAATCTATATGCTCCACCTTCAATTACTTCAACATTTGTAGGCTTACCATTAACTTCAACCTTACCCATTATAGGCGAGTGCCAAATTCTTAATCTATTTAATGTGCTAGTTTTCTTGGGTGCTTTTTTCTCTGTAGCCATACCCATTGCTCTAGCTAAGTCATCGTAGTTATCTACGTTTAAGTTTGCTAAATCGTTCATTGTTACTCCTTAAAAAAGTCTTATAGTTATATCAAGAGACATCTTTTGTGTCAAGCCAGTTGTCCCCTATCTTTGATTCCAATAATAAAGGTACATTAAAATCAATACCATAGCTATTATCAATTATTGTTTTCATATTTTTATTTACATCATTTATTATGTCCAAGACTATTCTTTCTTCGCTTGGGTGTACATCAATAACTATTGAATCATGTACAGTGTTTACAATGCATGATTTTAAATCAATTAGTTGATCATCTATTGCTAACAGAACAAGTGGTACAATATCAGCAGTTGCAAAACTTTGTACCGGGTAGTTCTTAATTTGTGTAAAATGTGTAACACTTCCATTTGTTCTTCTTTTAACATCTGGGAATGAAAACTCTCTACCAGAAGGTATTCTAATCTTCTGTGTATTTACAGCTTCTTTAGCCAATCGGGTGTGCCATAATGCGATTTCTTTGTACTTTTTCGTGAACTGTTCATAATATTTTGCTTCAGAAGTCGTTCTCCCAAATCCTGTTGCTCCATAGAGAGGGGCAAAGGTATGAGCTTTTGCTTCTTGCCTACTAATCTTTTGACCTGATTCCGTAATGACACTAGCAGTGTACGCATGTACGTCAAAACCATCTTGTATCTCCTTCATTGCTATTTTATCTTGGGACAGAAATGCTGCAGTTCTAAACTCTAACTGTGCAAAGTCTGCTTCTAATATCTTGCCACCTTGCCAACGTGACACAAATACTTTTTTAACAGGAAACGTACCACCTCTTGGCATGTTCTGCATGTTAGGATCTGCACCACTAAATCTACCTGTAGATGTTCTGTGTTGTAAAAGTCTAACATGTAACATTCCGTCTTCCTTAGTATGAATTTTTATACCCTCTACAAATGAGGACAAGTATGTATCTAGTGCTGATAGTCTTTGTATATCAGTTAAGAAGTTAAATGCTTCAACACTGTCATTTCTTTTGGTTACGTGTTGCAATACTTCTAACATCTTTTTGTTTACACTAAAACCATTTGCACTTGCCCATTTTACGTTGGGTGGATTAAATTTAAATCCTGCTATTTTTCCGATAGAAATAAAAGAATAGCCATTCCCATTGCAATCAGGACATTTAGGTAATCGAGCATAAAGAGTTCCATCCTTTTTCACCTTTCTTATAACACCTGAACCCATGCAAGTTCTACATTTCTGTGCTTTGGTTTTATAAACTATATCTGTATTATCTTTTATAGTTTGATGAAATTCTGTTTTTTCCATAGCATGTTGAAAGTTATTCATCCATGTAGACTTATCTTTTGGCTTTCTACTATATAAAATCCATGACATTTGTTCAGGACTATTCAAGTTTATAGGTGTATCACCCATAAGTTCTTTAACTTGTGTTTGTAGTCTTTTTTCTATTTCACTTTTTTCATTTTGAAATTCTTGCTGAACTGATTCAAGGGTATCAACATCAACCTTGAAACCTCTTCTGTATATCTTTGCTAGTGCCACAGATACTTTGTTTGTAAATAAAACGGTGTTCATAAGTCCAGCATCTTTTTGTGAATTCAATCTTTTATATTGTATATCACTTAATTGTTGTGTTGCATTTAGATCTGCTGATAAATAACTACTTAACTCTGCTCGTGGTATTTCATCAGTTGCAAAACCTTGTGCAAAATAATTCTTTAGTGTGTCTTCTTTTTTAGTTGGTAAATCATATCTCTCTGCACAATCTTTTAAATGCAACGGTTCTTTAATGCCCCTTTGCAAAACGTACTCTGTGAGCATTGTACAAAAGATAGGACCATCATATTTAAACCCTGATTCCCAAAGCCACATAAGATCATAGGCAATGTTATGACCTATTAGGAT